TTTGGATATGCTAAGGTCTCTCAAAAGTCTCAGATCTCTGAAAAGGCTCAGATCTCTGGAGAAGCAATGGTCTATGATGAAGCAAGGGTCTCTGGAAATGCAAGGGTCTCTGGAAATGCTAGGGTCTTTGGAAAGGCTAGGGTCTCTGGAAAGGCTAATGTCTCGGGAAATACTGAGGTCTCTGGAAACGATAAGGTTTCTTTATAAGTAAATTCAATGTTTGAGAAACCTAAGACTGATACTCTTAGGTTTTTTTTATTTTTACTAACCTATTGACATTCAATAGACTTTTGTTTATATTGTTTAATAAACAAAACAACAATCAAAAAAAAATCTTATGACCGAATATAAACTCACAGACGAATCTATTAAAGTTGATGGTAAAACCCTCTACCGAATCGAGCTTACAAAAAACCACATGGTCCATGGCCGTGAAGGTACAAAAGGTGGTTACATTGAATCTACCAAGAACCTTACTGGAAATGCTTTTGTCTATGATAAAGCAAAAGTCTATGGAAAAGCTGTAGTTACTAATAATGCTAGGGTCTTTGGATATGCTAAGGTCTTTGATAATGCTAAGGTCTCTGGAAAAGCTCGGGTTTCTGGAAATGCTGAGGTTCTCGAAAATGCTAAGGTCTCTGATAATGCCTGGGTCTCGGGAGAAACAAAGGTCTATGGAAATGCCCAGGTATATGGAGCTTCTCAGATCTATGATGAAGCAAAGGTCTTTGGGAAAGCTAAGGTTTTTGGTTATGCTGAGATCTATGATAAATCCCAGGTCTTTGGAGATGCCCAGGTCTTTGATGAAGCAAAGGTCTATGATGAAGCAAGGGTCTTTGAAAAGGCTAAGGTCTCTGGAAAGGCTAAGGTCTTTGATTATGCTAAGGTCTATGAAGGTTCTAAGGTCTCTGGAAAGGCTAATGTCTCTGGAAATACTCGGGTCCTTGGAAACGAAAAGGTTTCTTAATGTCTGTTTATAAGTAAATTCAATATTTGGAAACCTAAGACTCTTAGGTTTTTTTATTTTTACTAACCTATTGACATTCAATAGACTTATGTTTATATTGTTTAATAACAAAAAAACAAACATTGATAAATAAGTAAAACAACAATCAAAAAAAAAATCTTATGACCGAATATAAACTCACAGACGAATCTATTAAAGTTGATGGTAAAACCCTCTACCGAATAAAACTAACAAAAAACCACATGGTCCACGGTCGTGAAGGTACAAAAGGCGGATTCATTGAATCCACTAAGAACCTTACTGGAAATGCTTTTGTCTATGATAGCGCAAAAGTCTATGGGAAGGCTGTAGTTACTGATAATGCTAGGGTCTTTGGATATGCTAAGGTCTTTGAAAATGCTAAAATCTCTGGAAAAGCTATAATCTATGATAAATCCCAGGTCTTTGGTGATGCCCAGGTCTTTGAAAATGCTAAAATCTCTGGAAGTGCTAATGTCTCTGGAAATGCTAGGGTTTTTGGATATGCTAAGGTCTCTGGAAAGGCTATAGTTTATGATAAATCCCAGGTCTTTGGTGATGCCCAGGTCTTTGATGAAGCAAAGGTCTATGAAAATGCTTGGGTTTCTGGGAATGCTAAGGTCTATGGCGAAGCAAGGGTCTCTGGAAATGCTAGGGTCTATGGAAAGACTAGGGTTTTTGGATATGCTAAGGTCTCTGGAAAGGCTATAGTTTATGGAAGTGCTGAGGTCTATGGGCAGGCTAGTGTCTCTGGAAATGCTCGGGTCCTTGGAAACGAAAAGGTTTTTTAATGTCTTTGGGAAAACTAATGAATCTTAATTTTTTCTAAATAATTCACGAAAAAATTTGACATTCAATAGACTTATGTTTATATTGATGAATCAAATTATGATAAATAAAAAACAATATATGGGAACGCATTGGCTTCGACAGGTTGAGGCTGATATATAACACAACTCGAATTCGTCTATTTCGCTAAGAGACAAATGTTACGCAAATAACAATAACCTTGCAATTGCAGCCTAGGCTGCCTGATCTGTACGTTCAGTAAAAACCTACCTCTAAACACTTTTTTAGAGCCGGACGATATTTCCGATGACAAAAATATATCTAAAGTTTCGGTTTTACGTTTATTTCCGCTACGATAAATCATTAAATGTAAAAAATCAACAAGAACTCATTGGTTGCCACTTTAACGATGATGAAGAACTAATAGGCAAAATAGTTGTAAATGTTTTATATTAAGACAATTTGGACGGTGGTTCGATTCCACCCGTTTCCACTTTTTACGATTATAATATAGCGGGGCAATAGGTGTTGGTGTTCCTTGTCTGTCTCATAAGCAGATCTTCGCAAGTTCGAATCTTGCTCCCGCCACTAATAAAAATTCTTATAAATAACAATATGAAAAATACAAAACATATAAGACATACGAATCTAAATACCGAGAATTTCTTGGTGGCTCCTTATATTGGTGCGCCATCTTCTGACCTTTTACTGTTAGTCTATTGAATTTTATAAAATTTTTTTATAAAGGGATTCAATGGAAATATTGAATCCCTTTTTTAGTTTTATCTTGGTGGTGTAACGGTAACATGAAGGTCTCCAAAACTTTCGCTCGAGGTTCGATTCCTCGCCTTGGTGCGTATTAAGTTCATTGAATTACTGAAAGATTTTTATTGGCCGTTTAGTTTAATTGGCAGAACACTGGCTTTGTAACTCAGAGACCTCGGATCGTTACCGAGAATGGCCTCAATATTATTCAATTTACCTATTGACATTTAATAGGTTTATTCGTACATTATTGTATTGATAAAACACACTCTTATAGCTTAATCTGGTTAAAGCATCCGTCTGATACACGGAAGATTCGAGGTTCAAATCCACGTAAGAGTACAATCGTTCAACTGAGTGTAGAAGAAACTTGCCGACCGAACGATTCTTTTTTGGGTACACATGTTCCAAGGCTGGCGAGATTGATTTGCAATCAATCTGTGGTGAGTTCAATTCTCATTGTATCCACACCTTTTATATCCGGTGGTAGAGGAGTCAGGCCTATCTCGCTTCCTTTGGGAGGAAGATCACGGTGGTTCAAATCCACCTCACCGGACTTGATTTAATCGGCACTGGGTTACGTAACCAGCGAGGTCTCATATACCACGCCAAATGAGTTCGATTCTCATCAGTGCTACTTACCAATGCGGGTGTCGTATAACGGCAATTATATCTGCCTTCCAAGCAGAGGATTGGAGTTCGATTCTCCACACCCGCTCACATTCCTTGCTAGCTCAACTGGCAGAGCGCTGTACTGTTAATGCAGTGTGTGTAGGTTCGAATCCTACGCAAGGAGCAACTTTAATCTATATGTATGTGTTGAGCAATTGGTTGGCTCGCCAGACTGTAAATCTGGTTCCTTACAAGGACTTGGGGTTCGAATCCCTCCACATACACTCTTGCCCCATTTGAGCAGCGGTCTATCTCGCCACGCTTTCTACGTGGAATCCTCGGTTCGAATCCGGGATGGGGTACTTTACTTTAATATAAACACTCATGAAATGAGGTAATTCTATGATATACACAAGGTTTGACACTAGAAACAATGTTGATTTAGCAAATTATATACATGAGTATAAAAAAATTCATCCAGAAACTCAGATACTTATTGGTGCTGATTCTCAAAATGTCTCCAAAAAAACTGTTTATGTTGTAGTAGTTGCTTTATATATCGAGGGCAAAGGCGCTCATATTTTATTCAACAAATGGAATGTAAAGAAAGTCAATAATATGGCAGAAAGACTATTACATGAAGTTTGGTCTGCTGTTAAAACTGCTGAGTATATTAAAGAACAACTGGGTTACGACCAAGTAGGCATAGTCGATATTGACTTAAATCCAGACCCAAAATATAAATCAAACACTGTTTTCAGACAAGCCGTTGGATTAGTCGAAGGTATGGGATATAAAGTACGGACAAAACATACTGGAGCACTAATTACTTATGCTGCTGATTATTTAGCAAAACATTAAATGAACGTATTATTCTTAGACCATGATGGCGTTATATGCCATGGAGATGAATGGGGTACTCGATTCACAAAGCAGGATAATGAATTTACTTTGAACCACGAAGACGTGAATTTGAGGTTCGATAATTTTAATAAGAAGTCTATTGATATTCTTAACGAAATTATTAATGCCACTGATTGTGAAATAGTAATTTCATCTGATTGGAGACAATTCGCAACACTAGAAGAAATGGGTAATTATTATATCAATCAAGGAATTATAAAGAAACCTATTGATTTTACCCCAACTCGGGCTCGAAAATTAACAGAATCCTTGGCATCTGTTAGAGTTCGTGAAATATCTTCGTGGATGAGTTCTAATACTAATCTCGTTGATGTTGACTGCTATGTTGCCGTTGATGATATGAACCTTTACGATCTCGGTGATGCTCACTTTGTGTGGTGTTCACCACTTAATGATTTTGGTATAAATGCCGATGGTATATTTGATAAAATAATTAAAAGGTTTAACAAAAATGGTTGACATTCAATAGACTTATGTTTATATTGATGAATCAAATTATTATTAATGTATTGATAAAAACGCACCCGTAACTCAAATGGATAGAGTATTCCGCTTTTAACGGAAGAGTTGTAGGTTCAAGTCCTACCGGGTGCACAACTGACACCATAGCATAACTGGATAATGCTCTTCACTGTCGATGAAGAAAATGAGGGTTCGAGTCCCTTTGGTGTCGCTGAATATATACGGGATCGTAGCTCCAATGGTAGAGCTTCGGTGTGAAGTACCGAGTATGTGCGAGTTCGAATCTCGCCCTTCCCACTAAAACTAGAATTCTAGTTTTTTCATTGCTCAATCTTCTAATTGGCAGGAAGCTGGCCTTTGAAGCCGGAGATACAGGTTCGAATCCTGTTTGGGCAACTGTGGCTATGGTGTTAACGGTTAGCACGACAGTTTGTGGAACTGTTGGTACGAGTTCAAATCTCGTTAGTCACCCATTAAAATAATGATATAGGATTCACATGGGCATTTCACGATACTATAAAAGAACAGTTCGTTATATAAAAAAGATGATTAAGTGGATTCCTATAATCCATAGGCAATTAAACTACAGCCGAGATTATGGGGAAATTTTGTTGTCTGAATATTTAAAGGATATGAGAGATTTTCTTGAAAGCAGTGATGCTTATTCACGCACTGCAAACAGGGATTCTCAAACCATAAGAACTTGGTTAAGATTATACAAAAAAGTTCAAAATGAGGACTATATAATTGAGGTTATAGAGTTAGCCGAAAAAGAATTAGGGCGTGTTCCTTGTAGAAATACATCACAGACCGATGATTCTTTGTTATCAAAACAACGTTTGACCTTGTATAGCGTTTACTTAGATAAAGCTTATTCAAAACACGAAAAAGCACATAACCTTTTATGGAATTATTATAGTCAATATAGTAGAACTTGGTGGGATTAACGATATTAAATGGACTAGTAACTCAGTTGGTTAGAGTGCCCCACTCATAATGGGTGAGTCGCAAGTTCGAATCTTGCCTAGTCCACACAAAAAACGAGCGATTAACTCAACTGGAAGAGTGCTATCTTTACATGGTAGATGTTGTAGGTTCGAATCCTACATTGCTCACATTGGTACAATGGCTCGAGAGGATAGGCATCAGACTGCAAATCTGAAACACGTGGGTTCGAATCCCTCTTGTACCTCATTTGAATTATTAATGCATCCGTAGCTCAACTGGACTAGAGCGTTGCTCTTCTAAGGCAATGGTTGTGGGTTCGAATCCCTCCGGGTGTACAATTGCTCTCTTAGTGAAACTGGATATCATGCGGCGCTTCGGACGCTGTGGTGTGGGTTCGAATCCTACAGAGAGTGCGAATTTTAATTGCTTGTGTAGCCCAACTGGAAGAGGCGTTGGTTCGAATCCAACATCTTCCGCATTAATTAAAAATTCTTTCAGTAACAGAAAAGACTAAAAAGTCCTTAGTCTTCGCAATTCTCATCTAAATCGGATGTACTTATTGTATTTTTTATAAGAATAAACAATTCCATGCCCACGAAAATTGACCAAAAACTCAGCCAATAAATATCAATATCCATAATGGTTTTACATTTATTTATTAAAAAAAATTCACATGAACGACACAGACTACTATATAGCATTTTTCAAATCCAAAACGGTTCTAGACAAAGTAATTAGGTTTTTTTCAAAACGTGGTTCTGGTTTAGAAGAATACAGTCATGTAGTTTTTGTACATAAAGGTGAAGAAATATCTCTTCAGATTCCTAGAATATTGAAAACTAAATTCAGAAAAAGGTCTTATAATTTAATCTATAAATTAGTACCATCTGTTTCTAAGTCTTCTTGGGATCTTGCGATGATTGCATATAACAAAGAAGAAAAATATGGCACTTGGCAAGTAATTGGTAAAGCATTTACAATGGTTTTTGGTTTAAGAATAATAAAAGCCCGAAGAGACTGTGCTGAATTTATATTAGATTGTGTTTATCCAGAAAATAAAGGAACTCATGACTTTTATACTGTCGGACAGGTACATAAAATACTAACAGACACCAATAAAATAATAGAAAAATGATAGAAAATCTAGCTTTAATGTTATCCATCATAAATTTTATATTAATAATATACCTTATTACTCGCCAAAGGTATATAATAAATGACTATATAAGACTTAGTACTATTATAACAACATTTAGCGCTAAAATAAATAATACAAATAATCTAATCATGTCCGTAAGCAAATTTTTAAATAAAAAATTCAAATCTTTTAATGATTAATTTTAAAAAACCACAAATACCTTAAAAATGATACACAAAGACAATTTATCCGTAAATGCTATGGGCGGCTCGGAGATGATGAAATATAGATTAGAACTCGAGATGGAAAAAATGGAACCAGGTCTGCTCGATAAAGTCCAAATAGTAGTTTCAAGGGAAAGGGAATTAGTGCCGGATTTACCTGCAATATTTTGGGCCCAGGATTTAGCAGAAGATAATGAAGCTATTAATGCAATGGGAAATGGAGGTTGGAAAAAATACACTAAGATAATTTTTGTTTCTCATTGGCAAAAGGAAAGGTATGTAAACCTATTCGATATTCCTTATTCCCATTGTATAGTTTTTCCAAACTGTATAGATAAATTCGATGAGTCTGAATTGGATAAAAACTCAGAAGACAATAAAATTCGGTTAATATACACACCAACACCGCACAGAGGCTTAGAAATACTAGTACCCGTTTTTGAACATATTGTTAGGGATATGCCAGATATACATTTAGACATATTTTCTAGTTTTAATTTGTATGGCTGGAAAGAAAGAGATAAGGCCTACGAGAAATTATTTGAAAGAATTGATGCACATCCACAAATGACTAATCATGGTACCGTTAAGAATTCAGTAGTTCGTGACTACTTGGGTAAATCTCATATATTTGCGTATCCATCAATATGGAAAGAAACCTCGGGTATAACGTTAATAGAAGCAATGAGTTCTAGAAATTTAATAGTTGCATCTGATTTAGCGGCAATACCAGAAACCACAAGCAACCATGGGGTTTTTTATCAATACACAGAAAACATCCAAGACCATGCTAGTACTTTTTATTCTTGTCTTAAGGGAGCTATAGAATTTGTTAAAGGCACGAATTATCAATTACTTAATAATACTACGCTCAGGTCGGCTAAAGAATATGCTGATTTTAGGAATAATTGGGAATTTCGGGCCGCGGATTGGTATAACTTACTAAAAAAAATAACAGATTAAAACTTTTATGCCATAAATTTTGAATTTATGGCATTTTTTGTTATATTGTTGAACATATTAATAAACATAATACAAAAAATGAGAGAAACCACAGTAGAACAAATCCTTTTAGGTAAGGATGAGCCTGTAATAAACGAAAAATTTTCATTGAGTCACGCTCTTTCCTGGTACACAAAACTCAAGAATAAAAAGGATTCAAGAAAATACCTTCTTTCATACCTTAAACTAAATGACCCTAAAAATTATGAATCGGTAAAAAATGTTTCAGATACATTTCATTACATTACCTTAGGTTGGGTTGCTAGATGTATAACTCGAGGTTGGGAACCAGACGACCTGACAAAGGTAACTTTTGATACTAGATTAAAAGAAATGATAGAGATTTTTGAAACTCATGTTGAAGATTCTCCAGATCCAGATCCAACACCTGTAAAAAAACCGGTCTCTGTATTAACACCTGAAGAAAAAATAAGGTTTTACCTTCGTAAAAAAATACTCCCAGATTTTGACCATGTTGTGGACTTAAAGGACCATACTTTTGATGTTGAATTATATCTAAGAAAACTTGAAGTGCCGGTAAAGACCGCTGCTGCGATTATTCCTTTTTACACAGATGAACTGTCTGACCTCGAAAAGGCATTAAAAGGCATTAAGGAATACCGTGAGTATTATCCAGGACCTAAGTCGGGCATCATGAAGCTCAAAAAAACTATACAAAATATAGTTGATTGTGTTGGTAATTATATACGAAACGAAAAAATCAGGAAACCACGACAAAGCAAAAAAAACATTGCTGCGAAAAAACAACTGTCAGGTTTTCACTTCAAGCAAGATGATAATAAGTTAAATTTATCATCAAAAGACCACAAAAAGATAATAGGTTCTACTGAAATCTATTTCGCAGATACTTCTAGGAAAAGAATCTGGTATGTTGTAGCCGAAAAAGACAAAACAATAGATGTCCAAGGTACTACACTGATAAATCTAGATGTAAATTTATCAGGCTTCAAAAAAATACCTCTCAAGTATTTTCCTTCTGTTGCAATAAACATCCACAAAACACAGAAAAGGTATTCTAAAAAAATATTTGGCGATTTAGTCCATGATATGGAAAAACTTCCTACCCATAGGACCAATAAGAATTTAATAATCTTAAATATATTTTAATGATACTAGTAGACATATCTCAAATATCCATTGCTGGATTAATGATGCAACAGAAAATTAACGGTGGCATGCTAGATGAAATCATGGGTCGGCATTTTATATTAAACACGCTTAGAATCTATAGGAATAAATTCAAGGCTGATTATGGGGAATTGGTTATCTGTGCTGATGGTAAACACCCATGGCGAAAAGATGTCTTTGCGAATTACAAAGCGGGCAGGAAAAAACATAGGGATAAAGACGAAACTGATTGGAATGAATTATACAGAATTTCTAATTTAGTTCTTGAAGAACTTGATACTGTATTTCCCTATAAATTTATCCGTATGAATAATGCCGAGGCAGATGATGTAATAGCGGCAATAACAATTCACGAAAGAAATGCTAGAACCAATGCTGATTATAATTGGTTAAAACCGGACAGTGAGAACATAATGATTTTATCTTCTGACCATGATTTTAAGCAACTTCAACGGTACGAAAGAGTCGAACAGTTCAGTCCTATACAAAAAAAATTCGTTAAAATAAAGGATCCTATTGACTATCTTCTAGAACATACTATAAAAGGAGATAAGGGCGACGGTGTTCCTAACATACTTAGCAATGATAATGTCTTTGTTTCTGGGATTAGGCAATCTACGATGTCCGCAAAAAAACTAGAGTACTTTAAAACCACGAAACCTGAAGATTTTAAAAGTTCTGAGTGGTTGCGAAATTACAACAGAAACCAGGAACTTGTGGACCTCACAAAGATTCCCGATAGAATCTACAATCCAATTATAGAATTATATACCAAACCCGCAAATGGCTCGAGAAGTAAACTATTATCATACTTCATAAAAAATAGACTAAAACATTTAGTAGAACACATGGGCGAATTTTGATAAATAAATCACAACACTAATAAAATGACCGAAAATGGACAAAAAATTTAAAATAACTAAAAGATTCAATACAATATTTGAAGAACTGGAAGCCACTAATCAGTTTTTATCAAAGGTAAAAATTCTTACCGATAACCAAAGTAACGAACTGAAAGCATTATTCACATTAGCCTATAATCCATCAATAAATTGGTCAATTCCAGAAGGAGTTCCTCCATACAAAAAAAGTACTGAGTCACCTGAAGGCGCTGATGGTTTTTTGAATTTACAGAAAAACTTGCATCAATTCAATATGTTTTTGGTTGGTAGAGGTTTCGATAATATGAAAGCTATTCAACGTGAAAAAAAATACATTCAAATGCTAGAAGCAGTAACACCTATAGAGGCAAAATGGATTCTACAAGTAAGGGCAGGAAATTTAGAAAAGTGTTCATTGAAAGTTGTACATAAGGCCTTTCCTGGATTAATCCCGGTATAACCTAAATCTAAAAAAATGGAATTATATCTTGAGTGTACAAGAATTTTTGAGGTTTTTGTATACTTAACGATTTTTTGGATAATAATATCAGAATCTGTTATTTATCGAATAGTAAAATTTCTTACGTATATCAAAATTATAAAATAATAGCAAAAGTACTTAAAATGGGAAAGACTAGAAAAGACCAATATTCAGAAGATAAATTCGATAAAAAAAGAAAATTGGCCATAAAGAAAAATCGAAAGGAAAGCAAAAATGGAACACCTAATACTGAAGACTCTTATCTACGAAATTTGCGCTTCTGATGCTTATATACCCGTAAAAAAACTAGCATATTTGGTAAAAGACTTTATGGAGATAATAAAAAATCAAAGTAACTTTGATCCTTCTTTTCTCGATATTCAAGGTATGGTAAATACTAGTTTTAATGAATATGAATACTACAAAAAAATAGGTCTTCTTAGATCTAATACAGAAACCGAAATATTAGTACTCAATATTATGTTCGGCTTTAATGATATATATTTGTCTTAATCAAGATTTTTTGTTATATTGTACTATACGTAAAAAATACAATAATAATATGCCCAAAGAATTATTAATTATCCGAGGAGTCCCAGGCTCCGGCAAAACCACACTAGCAAAACTTTTTACCTCTAATATTTGTGAAGCTGATATGTTCTTCGAGCAATCTGGTATTTATGAATGGAAAAGAGAAGAACTATCATCTGCTCACAGTTGGTGTTTTGCCAGAGCAGAGATGTTAATGAAAAAAGAAAAGAAAAAAATAGCGGTTTCCAATACATTTACTAAGGAAAAAGAAATGAAACCCTACATAGACCTGGCAAAATTATATGGCTATGATGTTCATATAATAGTAAAGGAAAATAGGCACGATGGTTTAAATATCCATGAAGTGCCAACAGAAACAATAGATAAAATGAAAAAAAATCTAGCAAACTCCATTCGATTATGAAAAAAATACCAGTAATAGCATTTAATTCACCGCCTGGCTCAGGTAAAGATACAGTTGCCTCTTTACTAGTAGAAATTATTGAATACCAAGGACATACGGTAAAATCTTTTTCGTTCAAAGATTCTTTATATGAATATGCCTACCAATACATATCTCACCTTTTATTATACGAAGATTTTCTTTTTTTATGTACCAACAGAATATTAAAAGACAAAAAAAATCCCTTATTATTCGATATGAGTCCTAGAAACTTTTTGATTTTTGTGTCTGAAAGACACGCCAAAGTAGTTAATGGCGAAAATGTTTGGGCAACAGCCGTCGCTGAAAAAATAAAAACCCTTGAAACTGACAATTTTTCCATCATAACAGACTTAGGTTTTCAAAACGAGTACTACCTCCTAGAAAAGACATTTGATTTATATGTTATTAATTTACAAAGAGAAGGAACCTCTTTTAATAATGATAGCCGAAGCTGGATTGATAATGATAGAAACGTTCCTATAATAGAAATAGACAATAACGGTTCGCCAACACGAGCTGCTCGTTCAATCGTAGATGAGCTAAATAAAATAAACCTTAGTATATAAAAAATGAAACAATTAGTAAGGTTTAATGGGAAAGGAAGTGACAGAAGAACAGAAGACGTAAAAGCAATTGATGAAAATTGGGAAAAAATAGACTGGAGTAAATAAAAATTTGAAAATATTGGTTGACATTTACCTGGCTTATGTTTATATTATTGCATTAATAAAAAACTAAAATTATGAATAAGCAAAAACATGGAACTAGAAATAACATTAGAAATATCCAGAAAAATACAAGGGCTAATGATAATTTGTCTTTCTGTCCAGGGTATGTTCATACAATATTTAACACATAAAAGAGAACTCTAATGGATGAAGTTACACACAAAGCAGGGCAAACCAACGAACTTAAGAAAAAACTTTTTAGTGAAGACTTATATTAATGAAAGCACAAGTTATATCAGACACCCATAATTTCCACAGCAAAGTAATAATAGACAATAATGTAGATCTTATTATTCATGCGGGAGACGAGACAAATCATCCAAATCCTCATATAAACAAGTGGGAATTTATGAGATTTTTAAATTGGTTCCACAATCTAGACATAAGACATAAAATTTTAGTCCCAGGCAATCATTCAGCCTTCATAGCACAAAATACCGACCTTGCTAGAGAAATGGCAGCCACGTCCGGTGTTACTTTATTGATAGATGAGTCTGTAACTATCGACGGTATTAGCATTTATGGTTCTCCTCATACCCCACCGTTTTATGATTGGTTCTATATGAAGACTGAAATTGAACTAAATGATGTTTATCATAAAATTGACTATCATGATATTGTAGTAACTCATGGGCCTCCTATAGGTATTTTGGACTTACCACCAAACCGCATAAACTGCGGCTCATATTCATTATATGAATTTATTAAACGAATCAAACCAAAATACCATATATTCGGCCACGTTCACGATAATTTTAGGTTCGGTGAATTGGAAATCAAAAATTCTACAGTATACGAATCAGAAGATACTACTTTTATCAATGCTAGTTTTGTTGATAACACATATAAACACTTCAACACCGAACCAAAAACTTTTATAATGTAAATAATATTGGTTGACATTGTCCCTTACTATGTGTATATTTGTACATGATTAAAAAAACATTGGAAACATATTACAAAGACGGGTGGCTTATCAAACAGACACACCCAACTATGCCTTTGACTATTTGGAATTACTCCAACATTACTCAATACAACCGAAAATGGGACGAAATTACCCTAAAATGCCGAGGATTGGTAACAGACCAATTCGGTACTGTAATTTCTCGTCCATTTGAAAAGTTTTTTAATATTGAAGAAAACGAACATACAGAAACCAAAACATTTGAGGTTTTTGAAAAGATGGACGGTTCTCTAATTACAGTATTTTACTATAAAGAGAAATGGATAGTCGCTTCCCGTGGTTCATTTACATCAGAACAGGCAAAGGCCGCACAAAGTTTATTTGATGAACTAGATTCATCCACACTGATTCCAGGGTATACTTATATATTCGAATATATTGCTGACTGGAACAGAATCGTAGTTGATTATAAAGGACAAGAAAAAATTGTTATGCTTGGTGCTATTAATATTCTTAGTGGTGAAGAAATTTGCTACAAAGGTTTACAAATAGCAGCCAACCTTCTAAATTGTGAAGTTGTTAAACGTTACCCAAGTACGGACATCAGCAAATTAAAAGACACAATAGGCAACAATCAAGAAGGATATGTAGTTAAGTTTACAAATGGGTCTCGAATGAAAATTAAAGGACTTGAGTATATTCGATTGCACCGAATAATGACTGAAGTTAGCACTACATCCATCTGGAAATACCTTTCTACTGGCGGCGACTTAGAAAATTTACTTACAGACGTGCCAGATGAGTTTTATAATAAAATAAAAAGTTACGAAGAATTCATAGAAAAACAATTCACGACAGTTGATAATTCTTGTCGATCTATTATGAACGAAATTATGCAACATGAACCAGAAACTCAAAAGAGTTTTGCTATATTAGTTCAAACATATCCTACTAAATATCATGGATTGCTATACAAAATGAATAATAAAGCAGACTACAGTGGTTTAATATGGAAATTAATCAAACCTAAGTTTATAAAATTATGAATAAAAGAAAAGATATTTTTGGAATAGAACCTGAGTTAGGGAATACTATTGTCTATAATCCTGCCAAACATAAAGGATTGGTCTATGGTATATGTGTTGGCTTTTCATCGAGTGGTTTACCGCAAGTTTCATTAAACAAGAAATTTCTTGTTGCGGATGTTTATTCTATAGTAAACGGTGAAAAACGTTATACACCTAAAACGGGCTTCACGCTGCGGCCTCGCTGGAATAAAACCGACATCCATTCTCAGAAACAGAACTAATATTATTTTGTAAACCTATTGACATTCATGTGGGTTATGTGTATATTTGTACATGATTAAAAAAAAACATTGAACAAACCTATCTACATTATGTTACACCTTTCCGTTTTATTATCATTTGCTGCCATAACATTTTCTTTGAATGTTTTGGGTGTTATCGTCCAAAAGACTAAACATTCATACAATACACCAAAAAAATACATTTCATTATGAGAATCTTATATATTCATGGATTTAATTCCGGCCAGAATGGCAAAAATATTAATAAAATCCGATCTTTTTTTCCTGATGCTGAGATAATTGCACCAAAGCATTACTCAACTGTTCAAAGTGTAATCAATACTATTGAACCTATAGCAAAAACTATGGAATTAACTGATATAATTGCTGGAACTTCTCTCGGTGCTTTTTGGGCACGTTATTTTGCTCGCAAATATAACACCATCGGCATTTTCATGAATCCAATAAAGAATCCATCAAAAACTACTATGGCATATATCGACGGACTTGAGTGGGTTGAATTAGATTCTCTTGCGTATAAAGACTTCGAATGTTTAGAAGATGATGGTCTTGTTTTTGATACCAAGAAATAAATTATGTAAAAGTTTGTAAAGCACCATTGACAATCAATGGTGCTTTGTTATATTATAGTACACATAAAAAATCATATATGAAACAAATTATTTTAAAAACAGGCCAAAAATTATTTTGGACATCTGATACACACTTCGACCATGTTAATATTTGTGCTGGAACCTCTAAGTGGAAAAGTGCCACAGACAAAACACGAGACTTCCAAACACTCGATGAAATGAATCAGACATTGGTTGACAACATTAATACTTTTGTCGGTGAGGATGATATATTGATTCATTTGGGAGACTTTTCATTCAATGGTTTTGATAATATTGAAAAGTTCCGGTCGCAATTAAATGTAAAAACCCTTTATTTGTTGTTAGGCAACCACGACCACCATATCGCTAATAATAAAAATGGCATACAAAGTATCTTCACAGAAGTTTGGAACGGTATTGCTGAGGTAAACGTCCGCCAAGAAACTCAAGCAAAAAGAGACGGTTGTAAAATTATATGCTCACATTATCCAATCGCTTCCTGGAATAATATGGGGGATGGGTGGATTCACTTACATGGCCATGTACATTTGCCCGCTGATAAGGCATTGGGTCGTGGCAAATCACTTGATGTTGGGGTGGACGGTAACTTCTACTACCCACGTAGTCATGATGAAATTGTGGATATTATGCAAACACAGCCCATAGATTATCTAACACTACCACAAGACCATCATACAGAATCAAATTAAAAAACAATTGATATTTATTTGGCTTATGTGTATATTGATGAATCAAATTATTATTATTGTATTGATGAAACAAACAAAACTTAGTTATTATGAATAAAGAAGAACTAAAAACTTACCTACAAATTACAGAAAATCAGTATCTTGGAATTGATACTGTTGGTGGTAATTTAGACTTATATGGTCTAATAGAAATCCCAGAAGGATTTAATCCTACAGTGGGTGGTGGTTTGTACTTACGTAGTCTAACCGAAATACCAAAGGGATTCAATCCTACGGTCGGTGGTTATTTAGACTTACCTAGTGTAACCAAAATCCAAAAGGGATTCAATCCTACGGTTGGTTGTAGTTTATACTTAGATACTGTGACCAAAATACCAAAGGGATTCAATCCTACGGTTGGTTGTAGTTTATACTTACATAGTGTAACTAAAATACCAAAGGGATTCAATCCTACGGTTGGTGGTAATTTAAACTTAGATAGTGTAACTGAAATACCAAAGGGATTCAATCCTACGGTTGGTGGTAGTTTAGACTTACATAGTGTAACTGAAATCCCAAAGGGATTCAATCCTACGGTTGGTGGTTGTTTATACTTAGATTTAAACATACCTTACACTAAACTAGGAGATAATCCTATTATTTGGGAAGATGGTAAGTATATTCTAGTTGATGGACTATTTACCGAAGTTGTTTACAAAAAAGGTAATGTGTATCAAGTTAAAAAAATAGGAAACCCAAAAGAATTTTACCTTGTAACTGATGGAACTAGATGGGCACATGGCGATACCTTAAAAGAGGCATATAAAGACTTAGTTTATAAGGTAACTAATCGAACTACAACAGACTTTGAACACTTAACCTTAGATTCAATATTGACTTTCGAAGAATCCATTGCTTGTTATAGAACAGTGACGGGTGCGTGTTCTTTCGGCACTAAAGACTTTGTACAATCTAATGGAATTGTTCAAAAAGATAGAACCGTTCTGGAGATTATTGAATTAACTAAAGGTAGTTATGGGAATGATTCATTTACACAATTTTTTAACTAAAAAAAAAAACAATTGACATTCAATAGAACTATGTGTATATTATTGTATTGATAAATCAAACAAAACTTAGTTATTATGAATAAAGAAGAACTAAAAACTCACCTAAATATCACAGAAAATCAATATCTTGGAATTGATATTATTGATTGTGATGTTAACTTACTTGATGTAACCGAAATCCCAAAGGGATTCAATCCAACAGTGGGTGGTTATTTAAACTTAGATACTGTGACCAAAATACCAAAGGGATTCAATCCTACGGTGGGTGGTGGTTTATACTTAGACAGTGTAACCAAAATACCAAAGGGATTCAATCCTACGGTTGGTGGTACTTTAGACTTACATAGTGTAACTAAAATACCAAAGGGATTCAATCCTACGGTCGGTGGTTATTTAGACTTAAGTAATGTAACCGAAATACCAAAGGGATTCAATCCTACGGTGGGTGGTGGTTTATACTTAGACAGTGTAACCAAAATCCCAAAGGGATTCAATCCTACGGTTGGTGGTAATTTATACTCAGATTTAAACATACCTTACACTAAACTAGGAGACAATCCTATTATTTGGGAAGATGGTAAGTATATTCTAGTTGATGGACTATTTACAGAAGTTGTTTACAAAAAAGGTAATGTGTATCAAGTCAAGAAGTTAAATGACCCAACAGAATTTTACCTAGTAACCGATTGAACTAAGTGGCACATGGTGATACCCTAAAGGAAGCATACCAAGATTTAGTTTATAAGGTAACTAATCGAAGCAAAGAAGACTTTGAACACCTAACATTGGATTCAGTATTGACTTTTGAAGATTCTATTAGTTGCTATCGAACTATAACAAGTGCGTGTTCTTTTGGTACTAGAGACTTTGTGGAATCTAATGGAATTGTTGAGAAAGACAGAACCATTCGAGAAATCATTGAGTTAACCAAAGATAGTTATGGGAACGATTCATTTACACAATTTTTTAACTAAAAAAAAACAATTGACATTCAATAGAACTATGTGTATATTATTGTATTGATAAAACAAACAAAACTTAGTTATTATGACAAAACAAAACAAAATTACGATAAGTAAAAAGGAATATAAAATAGCAAAAATTACAAAAAGCAACTAACTGAGTTAGCTGAGGATAATTGGGTAAAGAAGACAATATCAAGGTAGGAATAACCTGTGCTAAAAAATGTTTAGATGATATTGACAATTATATCAATCTTAGACTTAGTAAATTATTTACAGATGAAAAATAAACGAACTTTACCATATACAAAAACTATTCATAACACAAAAAAAAATGCCTAACATAGAAATTTCCGAATATATGATGTTTGAAACTGATATAAGTGTTGATGAGTTCATAGATTCCTGTGACTCTTCCGAACTAAATGAACTACGAGAATATTTTGGTGCTGAGGAGCTATCAGATCCTCCAATCAATTTTAGGTCCATGCACCATGAAGATTTTTTGGCTTCTATGCGAAAAATAGAAATGAAGTATAATGAATTAACCGATTCCCAGCTTGATGTCTTAAAGAACATTGCAGGTCGATAAATATACTAAATCAACACCCAAGGGACTATGATACCTGTAAAAACTTATCTAAGAGAAGCGATGTCTGATCTGAGCAAAGATGTAGACCTTATATTCGACCATTCTACCATAGCTTCTTTCCTAAAAGACTTCAAAGACTTCAAGGTCCCTCCTGAATTGAAGAGCTTCTATACGGGAAGCAAAAAAGGACCTCTGTTCAAAAAAGATGTTCTTTTACTAAAACTGGATTCTAGTAAATTAAAGTCAAAAGATGCCATGAAGGCTCATGAAATACGACCATTGCTAATCTACATAGGCTTCTTTAATGGATCTTCTAACTATTCACCCAAAAATGGATTTATAAAACTAACGCCATCAGAAAGTGCCATGCGTTTAGTATTCATGTTCGAAGGCTTAGGCCTAGAAGAGTTCAAGAAAAAAGCACCACAGTTCGTTAAGCTACTAAACGAATTTAATCCCGAAAGGATGAAAGCAACTATTTCTCATGAACTAAACCATTGGGTATCAGATACATTAAATAATTTCCATATAACCAAAAGGTCCAAAACCATACCTTCAGGACTAGAAAATAGCACAGACTACGAAATTGATTCACAAATTTATGGCATTGCTGAAATAAAAAGAAAACATCAAGCAAATTGGGACACTATGACTCTATTGGAGGTATTTGAATTATACCCTACTTTGTCTCTAGTGTATACCCAAATGAAAAAACATAGTATAAAAGAATTAAAGAATTGGTTAAGAAAACTGATAAAGCGAATGGTTCGTGAAAACCTGCTCGGTAAAAAAATGCGCTTAAATCAACTGAAAACCTTGTAACCATGGTTTGTATTGTTAGATAAAAAGTTGATGCCCAACAGAAACCTTAACTGTATGTGCGACAATATATAAAACATCGGTTGACATTCATTTGGCTCATGATACCACACAACCTCAAAAAACCCTTGTTGGTTGCTTGGGACTCATCCATATCTACTCACAATCGTATATAGTACATTGGTTAGGAACGGCACAATCATTTTGTCTGTTCTATATAAAAAACCTAAAGTCCGCAGGCATTTTCGTCTAATGAAAACCTCGACTGAAACTCTGATGAACCTTTTGCTTACTATCCAGAAATTGTTGCTATTGTCAAAGTCCTAGAGTCTGCTATAAGTGAACCCGACCATGAACCCGACCATGAACCCGACCATGAACCCGACCATGAACTTCCCAAAACAACCATCAAAAGAATAGAAAAGAATAAGCTTCCCAAAACAATCATCAAAACAACAATAGAAAAAACAATCATCAAAACAACAAAAAGAAAAAAAAAAACAATTCAATAAGAAACTAAAGTTAAGAGAATAAAGAATAAGAAAAGAAAAATCAATTCAATACTATAACACATACTATACACATATACTAACCAAACCTAACCAAACCTAACCAAATGAACAACCACTTATAACATTAGTAAATAAAAACTCAATGGTATAAACTAATCGTATATAGTACATTGTAAATGCCAAACTTTATTGAACAAGTCTAAACACTACCAAACACTACCAAACACTATTGAACATTGCCAAACACTATTGAACATTGCCAAACATTGCCAAACATTGCCAAACACTATTGAACACGAATGAACCCTCTTGAACACGAATGAACCCTCCCATACCCTCTTGAACACGAATGAACCCTCTTGAACACGAATGAACCCTCTTGAACCCTCTTGAACACGAATGAACCCTCTTGAACAACTTGTTGGCCGATTCCTGAACCTATGTTAATCAAGCAGCCCCCAAGAAACTCCAAGAAACCCCTAGGATACCTCTAGAACAACCTAGGATACCTCTAGAACAACCCAAGAAACCCCTAGGATACCTCTAGAACAACCCAGGAAACCCCAGGAACTCAAAGCAGCCCAAAACCCACCAAAACAAAAACCCCACAGTCCATACAGTTAGCACAGCTCAGAGAAACCACCAATAGATCCTCGACTAGTTCGTTTAGAAACGTGGTTCTATAAAATACACATGACTACTGATAGTTCTCGTGGGTGGGTTTGGATTCAAAATAGAAATCAGACCTATCCCTAGGGAAAACCATCCGGAACCATGTCTACTGATAGTATGGAGGGGCCACGGACTTTGGAACCTCAAGGTAGCCACAAGAAACCACAAGAACCATGTCTACTGATAGTTCTGTTCTGATGACACAAATAAATCAGACCTATCCCTAGGGAAAACCATCCGGAACCATGTCTACTGATAGTATGGAGGGGCCACAGACTTAGAGACCTCAAGGTAGCCACAAGAAACCACAAGAACCATGTCTACTGATAGTTCTGTTCTGATGACACAAATAAATCAGACCTATCCCTAGGGAAAACCATCCGGAACCATGTCTACTGATAGTATGGAGGGGCCACAGACTTAGAGACCTCAAGGTAGCCACAAGAAACCACAAGAACCATGTCTACTGATAGTTCTGTTCTGATGACACAAATAAATCAGACCTATCCCTAGGGAAAACCATCCGGAACCATGTCTACTGATAGTATGGAGGGGCCAAAAGTTTTTAAAAAACCTAAAAACTTTGGTTGACATTCAATAGAACTATGTGTATATTATTGTATTGAATAAATCAAACATTGATAAAACCAAACCAAACGAAGCCATGAGTATATCTAATACCAACAAATATTTTACAGAAAAGGAAATCAAGGAATTCAAAGCTGCATCCTTTAACTATCCATTTTTAATTGTAGAAAAAGAGCAGAATCAAGTTATACAAATTACAGAGGTTGTGTCCCTTAGTGGTATGGAAGAAAACGATGGAACTCCTACAGAAATAAGTATGCAGGTTCATACTAAAGGGAAAGAAGGAAACGAAATGAAAAGCCTCAGATACAAATTAGTAGGCTCTTTGGAACAACATACGAGAAAGGGAAATATGTATGCTTAACAATACAATTTTGCTGATGAAAAAACTACGAACGGATAGACAAAATGGATAAAGAGAACAAAACTTCAGATAAAACACAAAACGACAAAGACTTTGAAGCCGATGTTGAGAATATGTATTGCGATTGTGATAAGCCAACTCCAGGAATAAACACTTGCGGTTGTGGTAAAGGTAAACAAAAGTTCCAGCAGAGTTTTCTATCATATACTTTAGTCTATACAATGTGTTAACTACTGGACACCTTGTAGGATTAGACAAAGACCTTGCAAACAGCAGTTAAGCAGACATCTAAAAGACTTTATACAACTGTAACCCGAGATGTAATGACTCGTAGATAGTAATTTGAAAATAGTAATTTGAAAATAGCAATTTGAAAATAGTAATTTGAAAATAGCAATTTGAAAATAGTTGTAAAAAGTTGTAAACAGTGGTTGACATTCAATAGAACTATGTGTATATTAATGTATTGATAAATCAAACATTGATAAAAAAAACAAACATTGACTGCCATGAAAACTCCAAATACTACAGACCACAACATTTCATTTGACGGTAGAGGAACACTAACATTCACGAACATTCGCATGAACACCTTTTACAGAAAATTTGTATTCATTAACCACGTAGATGCTTCTGATGCTTTTGAAGACTACAAAAAATCCGGCTTCAAAGTCAAGAAAATTGTCAAAAGAAACTTCAGAGCTAATGGAAAAACTATTCCATTTCTAGACAAAAACTCTTAAAGGAAACTCCATGAAAACTACTATAAAATCACTAACAATCCGAGAAATTAGAGCCTTATTATTCGACACGGATCAATACACCTTGATTGATAACGAACAAATGTCCAACAAGGAATCAAGGGATTTTCTATACAAC